TGCTTCAGATAGAGAGGCTTACAGAAATGGAACTACATTAGCGACAAATACCTTTAATATGTCTGCATATATTCCAGTGAGTATTAGTTTATTTATTGGTAGTAATAACGTTAATGGGTCTCCTTCAACTTATGACAATAAAGAGATAGCATTTGGCTCATTAGGAGATGGTCTAACAGACACAGAAGCAGCTAACTTCTATACAGCAGTACAGACATTCCAAACAACTTTATCTCGTAACGTATGATACAAGTAGGACTATTAACAGAAGTACAAAAAGACGAATTAGTAGGTCAGTTATATGACGAGGATTCTTATTTTAATCCCATCGCTGACTTATACGATAGATTTATTATTTCAGTAGAAGAAATAGACCAATGTGTTAATCCGTCTTTTGATTGGGTTAAAGAACTTCCTTTGATTCCTTACGAACCAAAACCAACCCCACCACCTTTTGAGGTGGAATAATATGTAAGTATTTTTGCGTATTTTTGTGTGTATCAAAAACATGCAAAAATGACAAACTCAAGTGTACCAGTAATACTGTTTGTAATAGGAACAGTTATCGCAATTATAGGTTACTTTTTACGTATCGCACACGCAGACCTTAAGAAGGTAGTAGACACACAAAGTAAAGTAATAGAAGACCAAGGAAGATTAAAAGGTAAGATTGAATTAGTAGAACAAGAATCACGCCTAAAATATCAGGCACTAATGGAACAAACACAGCTTGAGATTAAAAGCTTAGCAAGAAACGTTAGCGATCTTTCTATAGCTGTAAGAGAACTAATAGTAAACAGATGAAAAAGTATTACGCTCCTACTCCTGCTAAATGGAGGAAAATTGGAGACTCACTCCTTGCTGCAAGCACAACAATTACAACATTCGCAATATACGAGAAAGTAGACTGGCTTGCATACATCGCATTATTTAGTGGCGTAATTGGAAAATTTTTATCAAATTTGTTCTCTAAAGGATAATTTATGGAAAATAGAAAAGAAGACTTCGAAGTAAAAGTCAAGAAGCAAGGAAAGAATGTTGATGTTGAAGTAGATACAAAGAACGTAGATGTTCGTTTCGACAAAACAGAAACAGAAAAACATTTCCAAATTCATGGTAAGAACCTTTCTGTTGAAGTAGATAAGACTCCAGAAGGAACCAATGTGCATGTAGATGCAGAGAAAGGGTTCTTTCAGAAACTAGGAGGCATTATCGTTAAGTTAGTTACATTCAAATTCAGAAAGTAATGTCTGTATTAGACCTATCTAAAATCAAGCAGATTCCGATGTCTGAGTCTCAGTACATCAAAAAGGAAACTAAAAAGTTACAAATCGTTCTACACCATACTGCCGGAAACTCCTCAGGACCTGGCGTTATTAAGATGTGGGATAATGACGATAGAGGTCGTATCGCGACATGTGTAACTATCTCAGGTAAAGGACTTAGCAAAGATACGTTTGATGGAGAAATATGCCAAGCATTCTCATCTAAATACTGGGCATACCACCTAGGTATTAAGCCTGATGTCTTCCGTGCAATGGGCGTTCCTTATCGTTCTATCGATCCTAATGCTATAGGTATTGAGATATGTAACTGGGGACCACTCAAGCTTAAGTCAGATGGTAAGTACTACAATTACGTTGATAGAGTAGTACCTGCCAATCAAGTATGTGAGTTAGCCGTACCATACAAAGGACATAAGTACTACCATGCTTATACAGATGCACAGATTGAGTCTACTCGTCAGTTGTTGGTATATTGGAATAAGATATGGGGAATCCCACTCACATACAATCAGGATGACATGTGGAAGGTATCTAAGAATGCATTGACTGTGGTTCCAGGTGTGTATACTCACAACTCATACCGAAAGGATAAGAGCGATATATCTCCTCAGCCTAAGATGATTGAAATGCTAAAATCACTTTCTAATGGCATCTAAAGTAAAAGCACCAAGCATAACTAAGATAGGAAAGCACAAAGTATCTCGACCAAGAGTGCATGCTAAATCTAAAATGTCCCAGTTGAAAAGCAGCAAGAACTACGTGAAGCTGTACAAAAAACAAGGACGATAAAATTTAGTATATTTGCACTATGGGAAAGATAAATAACTATACAGTAGTTGCTGTAAAGCCAGGTGATAAAATCATCTGCTCTGATGCAGATACAGGAGATACTAAGAACATTACAGCTCAAGAAATTATTGATCTTGAGCGTTCTTCAAACATCTATAGAGCTTATCTTACTCAGGCATCAAATACCGCTCCTGTAGCTACATTAATTCCAGGAAATACTATTACAGGGTCATGGGTATATGATGGAACAGGAACATACATATTTACATCTATAGGAGCATTTGCAAATGTAAATGCAGGATGTATTGTTGGTGTAACCGCAGCACAAGACACTACATTTGAGTTTTATATTTATGATGATGACTCAGTTATACTCAACACATACGCAGCTGGTGTAATGACAAACGGACTTATGACCGGTTTATATGTTGAGATTGTAACACACACAAATTAATATTTCGTATATTTGTGTACTCTTAATTTTTCTTGCACCTACTAGTTAGATTAGGGCTACTTCGGTAGCCCTTTTTTTTATATCTTTGTCACAAATTAAATAAAATGGAAAAACAATTAACAGCAGAAGAACTAGAGAGATTTAACGCAGCACGTAAAAACTATTACGAACTACGCTCTCATTTGGCAGACATCGCCATCACAGAAGAAAGACTTAAGTTAGACAAGCAGACAACTCTTACAAACATTGAGATTGCTCAGAATGAAGTAGGTGTGTTACAGAAGGAATTCTATGACAAATACGGAGAAGGAAGAATTGACACCGAGTCCGGAATGATAATTACTCAATGATCATTAGAAAGATATCAATAGGTACTGATCCACTTAATGCCATGCATTACCAAGTGGGTAAACCCGTAATGAAGGGTGAATATACCGTATTTGATATCATGAAAAATGAGAATGGCTTGATTGATGTGTGGGTAGAGAAAAATGGGGAAGCTGTAAAGTGGAAGTCCATAAACACCACTATGCCTGTCACAATAGAGTACAACATAAACTTCTAACATGAGGTCACCACATTACTTTGTAATACGCCCCAACAAAGGCGTTAGATACGACAATACACGCCAATATGGCGATAAAGAGTTCATTATATCTTCCTCTCAAGAAGACCATACTGTCACCAATCGAATAGGTATTGTTGATTCTGTTCCAATTGGATACGATGGCAAGATTAAGCCAGGTGACCATATAATCGTTCATCATAATGTCTTTCGTATTTACTACGACATGAAGGGTGAAGAGCGTTCAAGTTGGAACCACTACAAAGACGATGTATTCATTGTAGAGATGGACCAAGTGTTCTTGTACAGGGATCCAGAAGGTGACTGGTGTGCGCCATATCCGTTCTGTTTTGTTAAGCCTATTAAGAAGGAACTAGATGCAGAAATGTTTACCGACACAGGAATACTAATGCACTTGCATGGAATTCTTGAGTATGTTCCTGAAAATGATGTACTTAAGAAAGGAGATATGGTGTCTTTTCAGCCGGAGTCAGAGTATGAGTTCAGAATAAACGATGAGATTATGTATCGTATAAAACTTAAGAACCTATGCTTAAAGATCTAACAGCAAAAAAAGATAGGGTACTTGAGGCCGCAGAAAGGTCTGTAGATGAGCTTATTAAGGTATTAGAGATGAAGATTATAACTGACTCTTTTGACGATGAGCTAGGTGCAGACAAGATGAAGAATGCAGCGGCAGCAAAACGCCTAGCGTTTGAAGATGCGCTGTCTATACTTGAGCGAATAGATCAAGAGAGGGCAAAGAGTTCAGAAGTAGAACAGAAAGTAGTTAATCCAAACAGCGGATTCGCTGAAGGTAGAGCAAAGTCAAATGGTAAAAAATCATAACTATGACATATACCGCGTTGCCAATGATCACATTGGAGATATTGCTATTAGGAATAAAAATAGGTTAAGGTCTTGGGACTATGGATACAATAAGGAATATAACGTTGTGGTCATATCGAAGGATGGAACAATTGGTGATATATATGAGATTAATGGGTTATTTGTAGCCCTACCTAAGGCTCCATCTGAAATACCAACAGGAGAAAACAAATGGGTTGCTGCTGAGTATCCTAAAGACCTTAAGAACATTAAGACATCCTTCGAATGGATGCGTAGAGATAATGTGTTTAAGAATCAATGGATTGACTACATAGAGCAAGAGTTCGATAGGCGTGAACTTGGGCATTGGTTTATGAATAACAACAAGCCAACCTACATCACAGGAACACACTACATGTATCTACAATGGTCTAAGATAGATATCGGTCTTCCGGACTTTCGTGAGTCAAACAGGATATTCTACATCTATTGGGAAGCGTGCAAAGCAGATAATAGATGCTACGGCATGTGTTACTTGAAAAACAGACGTAGTGGTTTCTCGTTCATGAGTTCCGGAGAAACATCTAATATAGGTACAATATCCAAAGACTCTCGTTTAGGTATACTATCAAAGACAGGATCGGATGCTAAGAAGATGTTTACAGATAAGGTAGTTCCCATTGTAAGGAACTATCCGTTCTTCTTTAAACCTGTGCAGGATGGTATGGATAATCCAAAGACAGAACTATCGTTTAGGGTTCCTGCATCCAAGATTACGAAGAAGAGTATGAACGAGGAGAAAGACCTTGGAATCACAGGTCTTGACACAACTATCGACTGGAAGAACACAGCAGACAACAGCTACGATGGTGAGAAGTTGCTGCTGTTAGTACATGATGAATCCGGTAAGTGGGAAAAGCCTGAGAACATACTAAACAATTGGCGTGTAACAAAGACATGTCTTCGTCTTGGTAGTAGGATTATTGGTAAGTGTATGATGGGATCTACATCCAACGCACTATCAAAGGGTGGTGACAACTTCAAGAAGTTATTCATGGACTCTGATCCACGTAAACGATCATCAAACGGACAGACTAAATCAGGTTTATACAGTCTATTCATTCCTATGGAGTGGAACTTCGAAGGGTATATTGACCAGTATGGATGGCCTGTATTAGAAGACCCTAAGACACCTATACTAGGTATCGATGGTGACATGATTGAAAACGGTGTAATTACTTATTGGAACAATGAAGTAGATGCATTGAAGAATGACCCCGATGCACTCAATGAGTTCTACAGACAGATGCCTAGGACAGAGTCTCACGCGTTTAGAGATGAGTCTAAGCAGTCTTTGTACAACTTATCAAAGATATACCAGCAGATAGACTATAACGACTCTCTAATCAAGGATAGGGTGCTTACCAAAGGTAACTTCCATTGGAAGAACGGAGAGAAAGATACAGAAGTGATATGGACACCCGAAACATCGGGTAAGTTTACCTTGTCATGGATACCACCAATAGGTGTTAGGAATAATGTAATAAAAGATAGAAATGGAAGAAGAAGACCTGGAAATGATTATATGGGGGCTTTTGGTTGTGATCCCTATGACATATCTGGTACAGTTGGGGGCGGTGGCTCTAATGGAGCTTTACATGGCCTCACCGGATTCCATATGGACTCCAATGCGCCTACTAATCAATTTTTTCTTGAATATGTAACAAGAACTCAGACAGCAGAGATATTCTTTGAAGACGTACTAATGGCAATACACTTTTATGGTATGCCAATACTCATTGAGAACAACAAGACTAGACTACTTTACTACCTAAAAGATAGGGGGTATAGAGCCTTCTCGTTGAACAGACCGGACAAACACATATCTAAGCTATCTAAGTTTGAATCAGAAGTGGGTGGAATACCTAACTCATCTGAAGATGTTAAACAGGCTCACGCCTCCGGAATAGGTTCATATGTAGAACAGTACGTAGGATATGATTCAGAAGGTACGTACAGAGAACCCGATGAAATGGGCAATATGTACTTCACTAGGACACTAGAGGAATGGGCTAAATTTGACATCAACAATAGGACTAAATTCGATGCTGCAATTAGCTCAGGATTAGCTATAATGGCTACACGTAAGAACCAAAACACTACACAAGTAGAAAAGTCAAAAATTAGTATTAAATTTGCAAGATACGACAATAGTGTTGGCAACGTTAGTCAATTAAAGAGATAATGGATAAAAAACCATCTGTAGTTATTAGTAGCACTCCATTTCCAAATCAAATGGCCACGGATGCTGAGAAGGCATCTAAGGATTATGGTTTAAAGGTTGGGAAGTCTATTGAAGGCGAATGGTTTAGAAGAGTTAACTCCGGAAACTGTCGTTACTATGATCAATATCTAGAGTTCCATAAGTTACGTTTGTACGGACGAG